TGATCTCGGCGCCGCGCAACTCCCACAGCAACATGCCCGACAGCACCACCAGGCCGATGCAGGCAGCACCCAGAGCGTAGGCGACGGGGCGGTAGATCATAGGCCCAGACACTGCCGGTTCTCAGCCTGCCGGCGCAGAGTCAGGCCACGCAGGGGCTCACCACGGAAGCGATCCCAGCGCAGGATCTCGGCGCAGGCGCCAGCGTAATCGCCCGCGTTCAGCCGGCGCACCAGCGTCGAGCCGCAGAACGCCCCCGGGCCGATGTTGTACGCCAGGCTCAGGAAGGCGTCGTATTCGTGCTGATGCAGCGGCACCCGAGCGCACTGCTTCAGAGCGCCCTCGAAGCGTTGCACGTCCTGCAGCTTGCGCACCAGCGCCTGCACGGGTTCGATGCGGTCGCCGGGTTTTACGCCGGCAGTGGTGCCGAAGCCGATGGTCGGGACGTCACCCTTGACTGGGGTATACGCCTCGCCACGGTAGCCCTCATGGACGGCGATGCCGACCAGCGCAGACGCTGAGAGCGTCAGGGCGCCGATGACGATGCGGGCTTTCATTCAGTATCCGGCGCGCGCTGGAAGTGCATCTTGCCCCAGCGATACAGCAGAAAGCCGATCTGCAGCACCAAGTAGATCAGCGTCGCCCACAGCACCAAGTCATTGATCGGCATCCCCGCCACGGTGGCGCCGGCAACGGCAACTGGTGGCGACGCCTTTGCGGCTTCGGTGGCGATGTCGGCTTTCTGTTGCATCGTCAGGCTCATAGCTGATGTTCGGCCGCACGGGCTTCAAGTTCCATTGGATGGTTGCGGTATCCGTAGCGAACCAGGCCCCACAAGTACGTGACGTAGTATCGCAGAAGGCCCATGCGCTGGTATTGCCGCCAGTGGGCGATTTCGTGCCTAGTCAGACGCTGGTTCGCCAGATGCTCCGGCAGGATGTAAATCCCCCACGGCGCCAACGCCACGCCTGCGAAGCCGAAGCGGCGCAGGAACCAGGCGATGATGTGGCGGGCTGGGCGGGGGATCATTCTGTGAGAGCATTGACGGGTTGCTCGGAGAGGGCGTTACGCTGCCGCTCAACCTCACCCACCGTGCCGACTGCGGCAGCGCGCTTGGCCTCGCCAGTGCGGCGTTGGGTGTCGATCACGATGTCCAACAGCTTGCGGCGCTCTTTTTCTGGCAGGCCGTTCAGTAGGTCAAGCATGCTCTGGTTGGTTTCTGCGGCCTTTCGCAACAACTCAACGGTTTTCTTGTCCAGCCGCTTGTTCGCGCTGGCAAGGCTGAGGTTCGTCGCCGTGATGGCCGGCTGAAACCAGTTGGGCAAGCGCAGCTTTGATCTATTGGCCTCCAGAATCAAGGCAAGGTCTTTCTTGCCGCCTTCAGCAAGTTCTGCGGCGCGCTTGTCCAGCTCAACCTGCCGCGCTAGCCTGTCCAGCGTGGGCATCTGCGACGACATTTCTTTGAAAATGTCGTAGCGGCCGGGGCCAAAAATTGCCTCTACGGCGTCTTTGTTGTCTCCGCGGACAAGTTTGACGAATTGCTGCGGGCTGTCTTTAAACATCTCCAGCGCCTGCGCCGCCATCTGTTTTTGCGCGATGACGTCCATTCCTTGGCTGTAGGTCTGAAGGTACTGGCGCCAACCGGGGCCGCCCGCCGCGGCCTCAATGGCGTTGTCAATCACAGGGCGCAACTTGTCCAGCACTGATGCCGTCAGCTTGGCTCCGGCCTTCGGGTCGTCAACCTTCAGGACGTCGCGCACGCGCTGCGCCACGCCCTCCTTGCGGATGGTGTACAGATCGTGAGCGTCAATGACGCCGCCGTTGCGCTGCGCCAGATTGACCAGATCATCGCGTACCAAGCCCAAGACCTTTGTTAAGTCATTGCTGGCTCGCAGGCCTGGCGTATTCAACGAGCGATTAATTGAGCCCAACAGCGGGTCAATGCTCAGCGGCTTGAGACCATACGCCTCTAGGCTTCCGATCTGCCGTTCAATAAAATCGCGTTCTGTACGGCGCTGCTGGGCAATATCAGAAAACACTTGCCCCGTTTGGCGCTGCTGTGCTGCGGCCTCAGAAAGCCCACGAGCCTCAAGCCGCGCGGCCTCCGCAGACGGCACCGTCATTGACTGACCCGTCCTTGGCTCGCCCGTCACGGCACCGCGAACCAAGCCGCCCTGCTGCGGTGCGGGCGCGGGCATGGGTTGGCCCTCACGCAACGCAGAAATCATTGACTGCTGCTTCGCTGCGGCCTGCGGCCCAAGCCGAGCCATCGTCTGCCCCGCTTGGTTGGCCGCACCAAGTTCCGTCTCACGCATGGGCGCAACCAACGCATTCAGCGTCTGTTGCGCTTGTTCCTGCGCTCGCATCGCTTCCGTCTGCGACCGCCCGCCCGCCATGCGAGCCAGTTCTTCCTCGGCCAGCGTACGCCGGGTGCGGGCAAGTTGCGCAGAGAAGTCCGTAGGTTCAAAGGCCAGCAGCGACTGCCACGCTTGGCGCGGAATCTCTGCGGTTGCTTGCGCCGGAGAGGCGCCCGGTTTGGCTGCGGACAGGCCGGCTTTGATGGCACCCAACTGGTCGCCTGCGGCTTGGCGGGCAACGTTGGCGGCGCTTCGTTGGGCCGACGAACGCAGGGCATCAGCCGCTCGCGCCCCCAGCTTCACTGCTTTGCCGAGCCCTTGGCCAAACATCTCGCCCAGAGCGTATTCCTGCGCCCCGGCACGCAAGTCAGGTTGCTGGCCCTGCAGCAATTCAGACCCGGCGCGAGCCCCGAGGAAGCTCGTCAGGCCACCAGCAAGCGCGCCGCCTGCGGCAGCAACAGGCCCGGCGGGAGCCATTGCCGCTCCGCCTCTGATAGCACCGCCAGCGGCTGCCAACGCCTCTGCAGAGGGCTGCGCCACTCTGGCAATGTCGCTGACGTTTTGGCGAAATCCCTGTGCCAGCCGCCTGCCTACAGGGACTGGCGCTTCTGGAGGCGCTGGATACTGGCCAGCGCCCGGGATTTGCCCCGGCGGCGCCATAGTGCCCGCCCTCTCGCCGGCAATCTGTCGCGCATAGCCGGCAAGCTCCTGATCCGACAGGGGCTTAACAGATTCAAAGTCGTAGGTCTTGCCGCCAATCTCGAGCGTGTACTTTGGCATGACTACGGCCTTTCGGTGACGAACACGCCGGGGGAAATTTCTCTGCGATTGCCCTGCGCCGGGGTCGTTGCGGGAGCCGCTGGTGCGCGCGGCGCTGCAGGCGCGCCTTGAGCCGCAGCAGGTGCGGCGGGCGCCGCTGCTGCAGAATCAAACGAGACAACGCTTGAACCAAGCTTGCCCTTGCGATCGCGCAGGATGCGCAAAATCTCGTTTGCAGCGGCTCGCCGAATGTTGTTCGGGGTCGCCGGATCCGCAAGTTTGCCCGCAGCTTCTTTGTAGGATGCCGTGTCTTTGTCAGACTGCGGTCCCTCAAACCGGGGAACAATCTTAAGAACCATGTCAGCAATCGGCTGCAGCCTGCCGATTGCAACCGCACCCGGCGTGCCGATGCCGACGAATCCAGCAGCCACATCAGCAAGCGCTCCAGCGCCGCTGCCGGTCGATCTGTCAATCAACCCACCCGGCTTGACTGCCTGCTCCAGTTCGGAAATGACGCCGGCAATTTCATTTGCCTGCGATGCCTTTTCAACTTGCGCTCTGCCAGTAGCCGTGCCGGCAGCTTGAGCTGCGGCCATGCGGGCTTGAAAAGCTGGATCCGCGCGTTGAGAGGCTTCTTGCTCAAGAATCCGCAGGCGACGCTCGGCCTGCTGCACACCGGCGCGGTCGTTATTAACGCGAGCAGTTTCAAGGGCGAGCCTAGCGTCAGCCAATCGGTTCGCCTCAACTTGAGCCTGCGTCATCGGGCCAGCGCCCATTTGCAAAGAGCCAAGCTCCCTGCCAAAGGTCGCACTGTTAGGGTTGTTGTCAATCGTTACAACCCTGTCACCAAGCTGAACCTGTTTGGGTTCTGGCGCAGTGCTTGGCGGCCTAACCGCCTCCGGCTTTGCGCCAACTTCCATTGAGCGAAGTTCTTGATTGAACGTCGGGCTGTTGGGGTTTTTGTCAAAAATAACGACGCGATTTCCCAAGTTCACGGACTCCGGGATCGGAGACGCATTTGGCACGGCTGCGGGAGCGCGCCTGCTTGCCTCAAGCCTCGCAACACCCTCCTCACTCAACGGAAGACCAAGAGCCTTAAGATTGCGCACCAGTTCCGTGTCTTGAGGCGCCGCCTGCGTAGTCCTCATTGCTGCCTGATACGCGGCAAAGCCTTCCGGATTCTCGGGGAACCCAAGCGCCCTCATGGACCGAACGATTTCCGGGTCCGCAGGCGGCGCCGGCTGGGCTCTGCCAGCGGCTTGCATGGCGCCATAACCCTCTGGCGTCAAGCCAAAACCAAACGCCCTCGCCTTTCTGACATCTTCCGGTTCCGCAGGCGGCCTTGCGCCCAAACGAAGTTCATTCTGCTTCAGCAGCAGATTGGCCGCCTGCTGACCCTCTGCCCCCAAAGAAAGCAAAGGCAAGAGGTTGACTTGCCCGTAGCGCTGCTGGGCCGCGTCAGCAGACGCGCCTGCTGCGCCGCCCATGCCGGCAAGTGGCTCAACAGTTGTTTGCCCGAGCGCAGCACGCATGCTGCGCATTTGCGCTGCAGCCTGCTTCATCTCTGCGCTTTTGCCAAGAAACTTTGGCATGCCGGCCAACGCATCAGCCATCTGATCCAGCATATCTGGCGAAAGCTGCTGCCCTTGCGCCTTGCGGATAATTTCGGCAACGCCAGCAGATGCCGTGCGCTCCTGTTCCGCCTCCCGCATCGCCATCGCATTCCGCTGCAGCCCTTGCATGGCACTGGCGGCCTGCGCCACCTCAGCAAGCATGTTGGCCTGCGACGGCGCTTGGTAGGTGAGCGGCTTGAACTGGCCGGCCAGCAGCGGGAGTCTGGTGTCTAGCGGCATGTCAGCCTCCAGTGCGTCCGTAGATGTCAAGCATTCGGTTCAAAAGCTGGTCTTGCCGCTGTTGGGCCTGATATCCCTGCAGCGCATTAATTGCCCCTTTCGCACCCGAAGTGTACGCCGAGGTACGCCCGATGCGCCCCGAAACCAGCGCGTTCGCACCCTGCATGCCGAGCTCGCCAGCTTGGCCGGCGTAGTTCTGGCCTGCGGTGCTCGCCTGCGATGCGGCGGTCTGCCCGATGCCGGCAATATTGGCCAGTCGGTTGAACGACTTGCCGTATTCCTCGGACGCCAGATCCTGCGCAAACCGCTGGCCTGCTTTCATCGCCCCGCCACTCAACAGGTTGCCCCGCGAAGCCTGCAGACGCTCCAGC